GCAATCGTAGTGGTTGCCCTTGATGTTTTTATCTGGAGGCCATAGCCCCATGAAATACGCTTTTTTAACCCACGTTACACACTAAGGAGAACCCATGAAACAAATTGCAACCGCCCTTGTCAAGGCACAAAAGGCTTTTGGCCCAGCCCTGAAGTCCAGTACCAACCCGCACTTCCGCAGCCGTTACGCTGACCTGTCTGCCTGCGTTGAAGCCGTAATTACAGGCTTGAACGACAACGGAATAGCACTGATCCAGAAATGCTACGACTGCACAGACGGCGTGATGGTGGAAACAGTCTTTGTCCACGAAAGTGGCGAAACGCTGGAATGCGGCATCCTCCACGTTCCCGCCGCCAAACATGATCCGCAAGGGTATGGTTCAGCACTGACCTACGCCCGTAGGTATTCGCTGATGGCAGCAGCTGGGATTGCGCCTGAAGATGATGATGGCAACAGCGCCAGCCGCCGCACCGAAATCAAGTCTATTGTCAATGAAAACCAACTGGCTGACCTGATGGCGGCAATGGACGAAACCACCACGCTAGAGGATTTGCAAAAGACTTACAAGGCAGCGTATGCCGCAACCAATGGTGACCCAACTTGGCAAAAGAAAGTGATTGCACATAAAGACGCCAAAAAATTAAAAGTCGGGGGATAAATGAAACAAGAAATTTCCCTTGACACACTGGTCATGGCAAAACGCGCCTTAGAAGAACTAACGCAGTCGCACACGGAACTGGCAATCAAAGACTTGGCAGAATTTCACCGCACTTCCGAAATGCGTTTACGCGCCTACAAAGCCGCAAGCCAAATTAACATAGCTATCTATTTTCTTTTAACTCAAACAAAACTGGAGATTACAAATGGAACAACGATCTGAAGAATGGTTTGCCGCTAGGTGCGGCAAGGTCACCGCCAGCCGTGTGGCAGACATCATGGCGAGAACTAAGACCGGGCCAAGCGCCAGCCGAGAAAACTACCTTGCCCAACTGGTCTGTGAACGCATGACGGGCAAACCTTTTGCAGAGTCATACAGCAATGCGGCAATGGCTTGGGGTACTGAGCAAGAACCTTTTGCCCGTGCCGCCTATGAGTCTGCCAAAGACGTTTTGGTTGAAGAAGTGGGGTTTGTACCGCACCCATCATTTTCAGCGGCTGGCGCGTCCCCTGATGGCCTTGTGGGGGAATTTGGGTTGGTAGAAATCAAATGCCCCAACACTGCAACCCACATTCAGACATTGCTTGAGCAAAAAGTGCCTGAAAAGTACAACACGCAGATGCAGTGGCAGATGGCTTGCACTCAGCGCCATTGGTGTGACTATGTAAGTTTTGACCCGCGCATGGCAGAGGGCTTGCAGCTGTTCATCAAGCGGGTTGAATTTGACCCTGTTTATGTTGGCAAACTTGACAAAGAAATCATCAATTTTTTGCTTGACTTAGAAGACAAAATTACCCAACTTAACAAACTGAAAGTGTGAAATGAAAAAATTTAAAAATATTGTTGTTATTACTGGCACATACAAAACCCGTGAGGGACAAGAAAAAAAACGCTACCAAACCATTGGATCAGTTTTTTTAGATGACAACGAAAACCTAAAGATCAAACTTGATTCACTTCCCCTAAGTGATGGTGGCTGGAATGGCTGGGCCAATTGCTATGACCTAGAAGAAAAAGAAGCGCCCAAAGCCCCCCAAGGCGGGTTTGACGATATGCCCAACGACATTCCTTTTTGAGGTAAACCATGCTGCATCCAAGAGTCAGAAACACCGACCCTTTGACCAGCTGGCAGGCGGCAGGGTCTGCGAAAGACCTTGCCAAACGCCACGCTCAAATGATTGTGGATTGTTTAGCCAAGGGCGGCGCATTGGGTAAAGATGGCATAGCCGCCATCACGGGGCTTGAATCCATGCAAGTTGCTAGACGGTTGCACGAACTAGAGCGTGAGGGCGAAATCTGCTTGACGGGTAAGGTTGTCAAGTCTAAGTCAGGGCGCATGGAACGCGAGTGGAAAATTAACCCATTGCAAAGGGAATTAATATGAACAATCTTTTGGAGGCTGCAACATGACTAAAGACACAGGTGGGCCAGCGTTCCCATGCCACCCCGGCATTGAAAATCCGCTTTATGACGGCATGACCCTGCGCGATTACTTTGCAGCAAGGGCCTTGCAAAACTTTAGAGATCAAATTGGCTCTCAGTCTGACCAAGAATGGTTTGACCTGATGGCAGAAGGTGCATACCGACTAGCAGACGCCATGCTGAAAGCGAGGCAAGCATGAACGAAGAAGTTCGCAAGGTCAAGCCGTACCCTGCCGTACCCGCCGACATTGAGCCGGTGTCAGAAGTGTGGCAAACAGTGGGCAGTGTTGTCGTTGGCTTTGTGCTGGTGGCGCTGGTGGTGGTCTGCTTGCTGCTGTTCTTTACGGGCCTTTGGATATGGAGTTTGTTGATATGAAAACAGTAAATGAAATGGCGCTAGAAGCATGGGGCGCAGGCCATGAAATCTTTTGGTTTGACGATCACGGCATTGAACGCTTTGCCGCGCTTGTCCGTGCTGATGAGCGTGAGGCGTGTGCGAAGGTGTGTGAAAGCTATCTTAGCGAAAGTCCTCACTCATGGGGCGGTACAACTATGGCTGCTGCCATACGAGCAAGGGGACAAGCATGACTGACAGTCAACTTCTGGTATTGACGGGAATCATCTGGATTGCTCCACACTGTGACAGGGTTTACTGCGTTACTGTTGGCTGCGTCTTTCTTATTGTGGCTGCTTGCAACGGATTGGGGTGGATATGACCAAAGACGAAGCATATTTCACATATGCCCATTGCAGACAAACAAACGGTTCAATCTTTTACATTGGTAAAGGCAAGAGAGACAGAACTGTTAGTCATGCAAATCGCAACAATTATTGGAAAAATGTTGTCTCTAAACATGGATTAAACGTCATGTTATTGGCAAAGTGGAAAACAGAACAAGAAGCATTTGAACATGAAAAATTTTTGATTTGGTGTTTCAGAGACATTGGAATGCAGTTAGTAAACATGACCGATGGAGGAGAGGGTCTGTCTAATCCATCCGCTGAAACAAGAAAAAAAATGTCTACCCAAAACGCCATGAAGCGACCAGAAGTATCGGCAAAAATTTCAGCCGCTAGGAAAGGAAAGTTGCTTTCTACGGAGCATAAAAAAAAATTATCTGAAGTTCAAAGTGGAAGAAAACTGTCTGATTCCACTAGACAAAAAATGTCAGATCGTTACGCCAATGGTCTTGATGCTGAATATCGAAAAAAACTTTCAGAGTCTGCAAAAAAAGCATGGGCAAAAAGAAGGCAAATGTTATGAGCAAGCAAACCGAAGCACTGAAGCTGGCGCTGGAGGCGCTGGAGGACAGGACAAGCCTTCGAAAATGGCAGATGGCCCGTGATGCAGTTAGAGAAGCTTTGGCACAGCCAACATTGGGATATGCCAAAAAAATTGAGGAACTGATACAAGAGCGAGATGCATTAAGAGCCTTGGCACAGCCAGAGGATCGCAACTTCTGCCCGAGGTGCGGCAAGCGCAGGGGTGGGGATGTGAACTACATTCACACATGCACACCACCAAGGGAGAACACATGAACCGCATAGAAGAAGATGACGATACACAGGTCTACAAGCGCCCGTGGGTAGAGCTTACAAATAAAGAGCTTTTTGAAATCTTAGAAAAAGCAAACACTCGATATCAGGCCGTGGAAATGACCGAAGCCAAACTCAAGGAGAAGAACACATGAAGCCATGCCTGAAATGTATTTACTTTCAGAAACAACGCACAAAGCACACCGTCATTCTGATGTGCGCCGTCAGCGAGAAGCCCTGCGTCAAGTCGCTTGCGCCGGAGGGGACGTGCGAACAATTTAAAGAAACGCAGCCCAAGGAGAAGAAGAAATGATTGACGATGATGATGACACACAGGTCTACAAGAAGCCGTGGGTAAATCTGACGGTGGACGAACTCATTGATCTGGAGCATAAACATTTGAGTCACGAAGATTTAGTTCGAGCCATCGAAGCCAAGCTCAAGGAGAAGAACGCATGACTGACGCGCAGTACGAAGCGCTGTTGTGTCCTCAACCTACCTGCGTGGTGTTGTCGCTGGTTAACAATCCGGACTACATCAAATGCCCACGGTGCTGGCACTACACACATGAAGGACTGCACAATCATGACGGCTTGTGTGACAGGTGTTGCCGAGTCCTGCTCGACCACTGGCCCGACCACGAAAGTGTGCCGCACATTAAACAAAGGAGAACGTATGAGAGTGCTACGCAGAAACGGTAACGACCTGAACTGGCAAGCCAAGCTGGAGTCTGAGTGGGACATAGATGACCACCTCCACAAGAATGCAATGCGTAGACTTGCAAGAGACATTTTTGAGTTGGCTGTGACGCGCAACTATTACATTGACCGCGAGACCATGCTCAAGATGTACGACCACTACATGCTGT